TAGTGTATAATATAGGTATATGTTCGAGCATATTAAAAATCATCTTATTAGCTTAGGATTTATTGAAAATAATCCAACTTTTTATGTTAAAGACGATATTACAATAGTTTACGCAGAAAATGCTTATCATCTTAGTTTTTATCTTGATCCATATGGTGATATAACACTAGTTAACAGAATAGATGAAAGACGCATTTCTGACTTGAAAATTAATAATTTTATAGACTCTGTAAATTATATCAAAAATAAGTTATATTAATTTTACTCTTTAAAACAGTGTAATTTTAATATATGATCATTAATACTGTTACATCTATTGCTCAAGAGATATATGAAGAACTTGGCGAGCCATCTGATTTTAGCATAGCAGCAATATCTGCTTGGGTAAGAAGAAACATAGGCGGTTTAAATAACCTTTTAAATACATCTTTTATAGTTAAGAATACTGAAAATTATGAAATTTCTCCTAATTTAAATGATGAGGAAAAATATATATTCAAAAAAATGTATGGAATATATTATCTTGATATAAAAATTAAAAGCACAGCTAGCTCTGCAGCTAACGATTATGTAACAATCAAAGATGATATTGGGTCTGTGCAAAAAATAAATACAAATGAAGTTCTAAGAAATTATATAACAGTAAGAAAACAAGAATATGACGAGTTACAAGATTTTGTTACAAATTATGTAGCAGCAAATACAACTCCACTTCAAGTTGCTGGCGATGATGTAATTGAGGGTTATTATAATCCTACTTATACAAATGCGCTATATAGACTAAGAAACATTGACAATGCATCCTAATCATGAGTTTTATAAAACCAGAAGTAGCAGCAAGTTTTTCAAAACAATATGATGATTTCTTCACATATTTTTCTAGAGATTTTATAGTACATAAAGAACCAATACAGGTCCTACAACAAATAGAAAATGCACCATTATATGGTTATGGTTCTAGCTCTGATTCTGTAAACTATACCTATGTTCCAGTAACAGGGGTTTATAAAGGAAGAATTTATTATAATAATGTTAGAAACATAGAATCTGTTGATCCTGATTTAAAATTAATTATCGCCCGCGGGGACGTGACATTAAAAGTAAAACAAGATGCCAGAGATTTTATTGCTAATGGTAAAACTATAAAATTAGAATTTGATGGTAAGACTTGGAATATAGTAACAGAAGATGTAGTGAGAAAATATCTTAATAATACCTATTATGTTTATGGATTGGAGCAAACAAAGTAATGGCTAGAAAGATAAATCTAGAAAAAATTAGAGAAGAAATTTCTCCAGCTGTAGAATCAGCTCTAAAAAAAAGAGCTTTAAGTCTGGCGCAAAATACTCTTAATAAAAATTTAAGAAAATATATAAACGAAGTAGAAAGTCATCCTGTCTCAAAAGAATTAAGGCAGGGACCAGATGGTGAAAATATTAGCTCAACATTAAATGGTAAAGAAAATCTATTTGCTTTTATTGGATTTGAAAGCACGCGCCAACCAATAGACGAACTAACTTCGATTATAAAAGAAAACACATATCTTGGTGAAAAACCAAAATTTAACAAGAAAAATTTTGAAATAGAGTACGAAGTTTATACTCCATCCCCAGAAGAGATAAGATCCGCCACACCACTTCCATTTGAAGGAAGCAGAAGTTGGGTTAAAGGCGTTGAAGAAGGAATATCTGGATTTGGATATTATGTTTATGGTTTATTATTTCCTCAAAGCAGATCTAAGAGAGGCATTCAATCTAAAAATAAAGTTAGAAGTTTAGCTTTTAGGCCTGTAAAATATATTTCAGAAATATACTTTAATTTTGTAAAAGGATTAAAATGACACCACAATTTGATAATATATTAATGACAAATGTTTTATTATGGCTGGATAATAAAATACTAACTAAAGGTCAAGCCTATACAAACCACGGAAGTTCATTTTATCCAGTTAATAGTATGTATTATGGATACTATACATATGGCGCACCATTTAAACAAATGGTAATAGATTGCTCAATTAGCGGAGCAAAAATTATAAGTGGAGTATATTTAAATAATAATTTTATTAAAGTTGGCCAAAGTGGATTAAGCGGAATCAATGCTCAAGAAGGTCAGTTATATTTTAGTCAGCAGATATTTAATCCAGAAACATCATTAAGCGGCCACTATGCTGTAAAAGATTTTAATATATATTTAACTAGCAAACCAGAAGAAAATATACTATTTGAAACAGCTTATCAAATAAATCCCAGAACATATCAAAATCCAACTGGTCTACCAGTAGGTGCAGAAACATATCCTGTTATATATTTAAAATATCAAGGTGGTAAAAATAAACCATTAGCTTTTGGTGGATTAGATCAAACAATAGGAAATATTAGGGCTATTATATTAGCAGATAGCGTATACAACTTAGACGCAGTAACGAGTATAATGAGAGATACAGTAAGACAATTAGTCCCACTAATATATCCAAATGAAATGCCTTTTAACTCTTTAGGTTCTGTAAGTTTAACTGGAAAATGCTTTGATTACTTAGATTATACAAAAGATAAAGTATCAGATTCTGATTATGCATATATTAATGATGTAACTGTAACAAAGACTGACGCTAGATTAATGAACGCAACTAATAGTTTAAATAGAAATGTATATTCAGCTTTTGTTGACTTTGAATTAATACAAAATAGATATCCTAGACAAGCTTAAAAAAAGAAGAAAATACATTAAAATAAGGTGTAATATCAATAAACGGAGAACAATAATATGGCAAGAAATAGAATAATTTATCAATCTGAAGCACTTTACGCTGGTCCTGCTCCCGCCACAGGCTTTCATTTTACATATAGCACTGGACAAGCTACTTCACAAACTTTACCAGCAGGATTTAGTGATGGTGCTGGATTACCAACTTCGAACTATAATATTCTAACTGGTTTAGCTGGATTTACTGGATGGTTAAATGTACCAGAAGCCACATTTAATAGTGGCGTAGTTAACAGCATCGATCAGCTACAAAGAGTTCAAACTGCAAATTACAGTTTTAATATTGATCGTACAGACGTTAATCAATTCGGTCAATTGGCCGCTATTGATCGCGTTATTTTAACTAACCCAACAGTTTCCCTTGACTTTAGCTACTTGTTAGCTAATCTTGCTAACGAAAGTGGTTTAGGTTTTACAATCTCTACTTCAGGTTCCTCAACTGAAGTTTCTGCAATTTCTGGAATCTTAAATAAAATCGAAGACGAAAGAAACTACTTCATTAGAACAGTAGCCGAAGGCGCAGACGCAGTTAACAATACTGATACAACAGCCGCTAATAATGGCGTCATCGGAATTGGTAACGCATTCTTAACCTCTTATTCTACTGAAGGCTCTGTTGGTAATTTCCCAACAGTGACCGTAAATGTAGAAGGTTTAAACATGAATTTCCAAAAGGGAATTAGTGGAAATAAAGTACCAGCAGTAAATCCAGTAGATGGTGCGGCACTAGATAATTTCTACCAACTACCACAAGCTGTTGCAAATACAGCCGTATCTGATGTTAGTGGAATTAGTGCTCTTAGACCAGGCGATATTACTCTAGACCTATCCAATACAAACGCTGGCGGTGCAGACATAGACACAATGAACATTCAAAACTATACATTGAGTTTTGATCTTAGCCGTACACCAATTCAAAGGCTTGGAAATAAGTTCGCATTTGCTAGAGAGATCGACTTCCCATTAACAGTAACTCTAACTGTTGATGCTCAAATGACAGATCTCAAAACTGGAACTCTTGCTGTAACAGTTGGCGATGATTCTGCTAAGTTCAACCCAACTATCACAATCAAAGATCCAGCTGATTCTACAAAAACAGTTGCCCAATTCAAACTCAAAGGTGCAAAGCTTGATAGTCAAGAATTTAGTTCCGATATCGGCGCTAACAAGACTGTAAGTTTGACCTTCAGTTCCCAAGTTGGTGGTCCACAAGACCTAGACAACGGATTATTTATCAGCGGTAGAGCTTAATAAATAATTAAATAGTTAAATATTAAAATAACCCTCGCTTTTGCGGGGGTTATTTTTTGGTGTAATAGATAGTAGGTTAAAGGTTTAAATAAAGGTAAAAGATTATGGAAAATGATCCTATAAAAGATATTACTCTTTTTCAGATAAAGAGAAAAATTACAAATATATATAAAAACTTCTTTTTTATTCTTGAAGATTTATCTGATTCTGGTTATAATATAAATAATGAAACTTATCAAAAAATACGAAAAAGAGTTCTTGATAACGCGAATGATGCCGTAAGAGAAATAGAAGAAAGTTTCACTAAATTAAATATTTTATTAAAATGAAAATAAAAAAAATAAATTACAACTTTAGCGTAGATCAAATTATTGAAGGTAATCTTGCTATTCAAAGCATACAAAAAAATCTTAAAGAAAATTTTGGGATTAGTAACCCGAGCGTCACTATTTTTAAAAATCCTAATTTTATAAAAAATTATATAAATTGGGATCAAGAAAAAAGACATAAGTTTATTAAAACTTTGGGCGGAGTAGTTTATTATGGCAAGATAAAAAATTACTTAGAAGAACTTATAGAAAATAATGGAGAAAACCTATGAAAATAATGTTTGAATTTACAATTGATAAAGAAGAAGAGGTAGACGAAGTAGATGTTTCAAAAAATGAAAAAGGCGAAGAAGTTAAAACTACAAAAAAAGTAAAAAAAATTATCCCCGTCAAGCTAGCTATTAGAAAGCCAACTAGAGGGTTATTTGACGAAGCAGAGTTATTTTATGGAGTTAAATTGTCGGAAGGCATTAAAGCTGGTCTATTAACCCGAGCGTTACTTGCTAAAAGATTTAGCAATGATGGGGGCATATTCAGTGAAACGGATAAGGAAGAATACACAAAACTTTACGTTGCATTATTTGACTTACAACATAAATTTCAAAAAGCATCTTTAAAAGATGAAGCTAAGCGATCCGAGGAAGAAAAAAGGGAGTATAGAGAGTTAATAAATGGGATCTCTTCTACCAAAGAGAAACTTCAAGACTATGAGTTTGCTCAAGCTAGCTTATTTGATCAAACTGCAGAAAATAGAGCTAGGAATAAAACTATTATGTGGTGGGTTCTTATTTTATCGTTAGTTCAAAATAAAGATTCAATTTATGTAGATATTTTTAATGGAAAAACTTTTGAAGAGAAACTTGATTCTTATGACTTTATAGAAGAAGGTAAAGAAGACTCTTGGGAAAAAAAGGCATTAGCTAAATTCATCTATTTAATAAGCTTTTGGTATACCGGCCGCGCTTCAAGCCAAGAAGAATTTGAAAAACTTTTAAATATGATTTCTTCTGAAGCAATAGAGGAAGATAAAAAAGAGGAGAAAACCGAGGAAGCGCAGAAAGTAGAGTAAATTACTTTGGACAACTCTCAAGAGCAGTTAAAACTAGCTTTTATTGACATATTAAAAGGTTTTTCTAAAGCTAAATACAATTCTGAATTTTTATATATAAAACATAATAATGTTATTGATTCTGGGAATATAGATTATAAAAAAATTGATTTTGAGTCTAAGGCAAAAGAACGAGGATTGCCAACAAAAGAGGAAAAAAAAGAATATTTAATTCAAGAAAACTTATGGTCAAAAGAAAGAGATGAAAAGATTAAAAAAATACAAGAGATGCTTCATGGCCTTAAGAATACAAAATCTAAATTATTCAAAAAAACAGACATAGAATATATTAATAAAGAAATTGAAAAATATGAGGATGATTTGTCTTCTTTACAAATAGAATTAAAAGAGCTCATTGGGTTTACAGTCGAAGACTATGCGAACAAAAAGATTAATGAATACTATATGTTTATTTCAATATTTAAAGATGAGTATTTAAAAGACCGCTTCTTTTCTATAGAGCAATTTGAAGACCTTGAAAATATTGATATTTCAAGATTAATTATAATTTACAATGAGATCAATGAAAAATTTCATCAAAAAAGGCTTAAGAGAATCGCTTTATCTTCTTTTTATTTAAATTTATTTAATATTAGTAATGATAATCCATATTTTTTATATGGGAGACCCATTGTCGAGTTAAGCTTTTATCAAATGGAAATATTTGGCTTCGCAAAGTATTTCAAGGATATCGTTTCTAACTCAAAACATTCGCCGCCCAATACCTATTATCAAGATCCAGATAAATTAATAGAATGGTTGGAGTCAAGTAAAAATGCAGAGGAAATGATAGAAAAAAGCAATATAAAAAAGAAGGATGGCATGGTTGCTACTTCTATCGTAGGGGCGAAAAAGGAAGATTTGGCTAAAATTGGCGCCGATGAAAATGTATTATCCTTAGATCAAATTGCAGATAAAAGCGGTGGGAAATTAAGCATGGAAGACTTAATTAAACTTCACGGGAACTAATCCTATTATATTTTAGGACTTATATTATATAAATATTTGTGTAATATTTATATAAGGAGTAAGGATTAGTCATGGCTAGAACAGCGGGCACAATCTCTGTAGGTGCAGATACGCGCCAACTTGAAAGGGATATTCAAAACGCTTTATCTAAGGATTTTAGATTTAAAGGTTTTAATGAAAGAGCGTTTGCACAGCCATTGGGTAGAATCACTGGGGCAGCAAATGAGTTTCAAAAATCGCTAGATGCTTCAAATGCGCGCGTTATTGCATTCGGAGCAAGCGCAGGGCTTATTTATACAGTAGAAAAAGCTTTTACAGATTTAATTAAAACGACTATAAGTGTACAAAAATCTTTAACTGATATTAATGTTATATTAGATACGAGTTCTGAAGGGCTTGTAAAATTTGGTCAAAGATTATTTGATATTGCTAAAAATACGGGACAATCTTTTCAAACTGTAGCTGGCGCAGCAACAGAACTCGCTCGTCAAGGTTTAGGGGTGGAAGAGACATTGAAACGAGCTAGTGATGCATTAATATTAACTAGACTTAGTGGATTAGATGCAGTTAGCGCGGTAGAAGCCTTAACCGCTACAATAAATAGTTTTAATAAAACAGCTTTAGATTCTACTACTATCATTAACAAATTAGCAAATGTCGATGCCGCTTTTGCTGTAAGTTCTGCTGATTTAGCAAACGCTTTGCAACGGGTGGGTAGTTCTGCCCAAGATGTAGGAGTAAATTTTGACGAATTACTTGCAATTGTAACAAGCGTACAACAAACAACCGCAAGAGGCGGTGCGGTAATAGGTAATTCTTTAAAAACAATATTTACGAGAATTCAAAGAACAGATGTTTTAGACCAATTGCAAGCATTAGGCTTAAATGTAAGAGATCTAGAAGGAAATACTTTACCTGCAATTTATATATTAAAACAGCTTGGAGGAACTTTTGATTCTTTAGGAGACGCCCAAAGGTCCCAAATCGCCGAACTCGTCGGTGGAGTCTTCCAAATTAACGTATTGAAAGCTGCGTTAGCCGATTTAGGCAAAGAATATTCTATCTACGATAGAGCTTTACAAACCTCAGCTACATCAACAGACGAAGCCATTAAAAGAAATGAGGCTCTTAATCAAACCCTCTCTGCCCTCTTTAATTCGACTTTGCAAAATATAACTCAACTTGGCGCAACAATTGGCGGCGGGGCACTCCAACCTGCAATCGAAGGAAGTCTTAAAAATATAAATAAACTTTTAGAAGTAATTAACAGCCAAGATTCTGAAAGTTTTGGAGCAAAGTTAGGAGAAGGAATACTAAAGGGCTTGAGCACTTTTATATCGGGTCCTGGTATAGTACTTATAACTGCAGTAATTGGTAAATTACTCTTAGACTTAACTAAATTTGCTGCGTCTGGAGCTAAAGCGCTACTAGGTATAAATCAACAGGCCACCGTTAGAGCTCAACTTCAATCTAAAATAAATGAAGTGCTCTTGAAAGAGCCAGAGATTCTTGCTGCTATAAATGCAAAACAAATTTCTGTATTAGATGTAGAAAGACGAATTTTAGGCATATTAAAAGAGCAGAATGTTTTACGAACTCAAGCGGCAGCTTTATCTAATTCTATTAGCGGCGGCCTAATATCTAAAGGAGTAAGCGTTTCTAAGGGTCAAATTACCACAAAAACAAAAAGCCAGGGTTTTATTCCTAATTTTGTAATGTCTGAAGTATATGGCGCTTTATCTGGAGGTTACGAACCAGGTAAAATAAAAGAAATGAATATTTCTGGAGAAGGCAGAGTAATATATAACTCTGCAGAAAAGGTTAAAAAATTTCCTGGAATGTCGCAACCAGCGATTATTCCTCCTAAAAATAGTAAAGCTGGAAAAGAATATAGAAAAAACTTTATAGCACAAAATAGTTTTGACCCTTATGCAAGCCAAGGGTTTATACCTAATTTTAATCTTGCCGCTATTAGATCTGAGCTTCCAATGAACTCTATTAGAGAACAAATGATGTTTAGAAAATATCTAAGACAGGGTTACGAAGTTCTTGGAGGCGAACTTTATGAAAGAGCAGGTCTTGCTTCAAACGCTTCTCTTTATAGTGATAAAACTTTAGTTAGAGCTGGAGGACAAATATTAGTAAAAAGTAATAAAAAAGCGCTTATTGTAAAGCAATTAAGAGAAAAAGAATTAGTAACAGGCAAACGAAGAGGAGAAAAAGAGGCAGCAAAAATTAGAAGTAAATTAGTTTATGTTTATCCTGATGCTGCAGGTGGTGGATCACCATTCTATGTTGGTGGAACAAGCAAAGCTGGGGACTCTTATAAATTTCCAGCCTTTCCATTTCCTGGCGGTGGGAAAAAAGTACCAGACGAATTGTATAATAACATATCTAATTCATTAGTTCAAAATGCAAAAGATTATATAAGCCAAGTTAGTACACGCCCTCAATTAGTAGATCAAAAAATATTTGAACAATATGTTAAATCAAATCTTAGTAGAAGCGCTGTTGAAGCTGCTACAGGGCAAGTATTTGAAGCTTCTGTTAAAGCTGCTATTAAAAGAGTAACAACTAGCGAGATATCTAATTTTGATTTGGATAAGGGAGAATTACTAGCTATTTCAAAAAGATTTAAATCTGCTGGCCCACTAAAAGACTTTACAGCTGGAGATTTTAAAAATAGTTTATCAGATTCAAATTTAGATAGTTTTGCGGATAAAATTGCAACTAAAGAAGGTAAAACGAAAGCTAAAAAAACAAAAACTAAATATAAAGGATTTATTCCTAATTTTTCTCCATTAAAAAAAGCAATGGATACAGAGAAAGCTTTAGGCGGAAAACCTGTTCTCGACTATAAAGATGGGATTGGTTTTTATGTGAGAGATCAAAAAACTCAACCAAATTTTGGAGCAGTTATGCGCGATCATCCAGAAGGAATGAAAAATGCTATTAAAAATTCTAAAATTGCTCAGGGCACGATGTCTCAAGGTTTTATACCTAATTTAGCAAAATTTTTAGCACCAGACTTAGGGCCTATAACAAGCATGGGCCCCGAACAGGCTGCACAAGTAAAATATTCGGGCGTCTTTGCTGGTCCGTTTATTAAACAAGCAGAATCCGAGTTTCGGCAAATTGCAGAGACATTAAGAGATCAAAAAATTTCTTTACGTAAAGCTAATGAACATGTTTTTGAACTAGCTAGAAAATATGGATTATCGAATACTAGCGTTGAAAATATGTCTATGAGTTTAAAGAATGTCGGAAAAACCACATCGGCATTTAATGCAAAAGTCGTTCAACTTGAAAGAACTGCTAGCGGAATATTTGGTACTGGCACGAAAGAACTTCAGGCATTGGCAAATAAACCAGGAGAAAGAGGACAAACTGCAAACGCGGCACTAGGAAGAGCGCAAGAAGCAAGAGCTAGAAACGTCCAGAGATATCAAAATATTGGAATTGGGGCTAGTATAGGCGTCCCAATTATAGCCCAAACACTTGCCCAAGCAGCTCCAAATAATAAAAATGTACAGGCCGCAGCAGAAGGACTTGGAACGGCTGCAAGTTTTGCTGGGGCAGGGGCTTTATTCGGTCCAATGGGCGCAGCAATTGGTGGGGTTATTGGAGTTTTAGTCGGACTTAAAAAAGCTTTGGGCATCGTTAATGATAGGACGGAAGAATTTGCTAAAAAAGCAAGCTTGGCGGCAAATGAATTAGCTAGATTTAGTGAGGATGTACAATTATTTTTGTCTACAAGAGGCCAGCTACAAGCTATTGAATCTGGAGAGATTAGAGCTTCTCCAGAAGAAATAAGAAGATTAAGAAAAAATGAAGCGGCGGCTTTAGCAAAAGTTTATAACGCAAGTTCTCCTAGACAAAGAGAGCAAATAAAAACCGCTTTGAGTTCTGGGGATGAAGATCTTTTAAAAGAGGCTTTTGGCAGAGCTTCTATAGCAAAAGATTCTGCGAAAGGAATTGCAGATTTCAATCAAGCAATCAGAAACGCAGAAAAAGAATCAAAATTAACAACAGAAACTTTTGAAGAAAATATTGTAGCTCTTGGAAATCTTCGAACAAGATCAGGAGAAACTTTCGCAGATTTAATATATAAAAATGAAAATGTAATGAGCTCTTTAAATAAGTATGTACTAACTGCCGACAGTTTTGCAAGAGTAACAGAATATGCGCAAAAATCTGTAGATGAATTTGGAAAAAGCATAGAGGGTTCTTTTAGCTTTGATAACTATAAAGCCCCAGATATGTTTGGTTTTGATAACAGCATGGACTTAGAAAGAAAAAATCAAAGATCTACTCAGCCACCCCCAATACCTTTTACAGATGAAGAAATAGGTAAAAAGGTAAAAGAGCTTAAAGATTTAGAGGATCGTATTGCCACCGACACAGCAAGATCTGCCGGCCAGATTTTGCCAGGATTGAGTCCTTCTGTTCCCCCTTTGGCAACTTTATCTAAAGAGCAAGAACAGGCGAGTCAAAATTTAAAAGCTGTTCTTAAGTCAAGATCCGAACTAATGGGCGGACAAATATCTAGAATTACAGGTTTAAGCGAAGACTATCAGAAATCTATAGCGATTGAAGTATTAGCTAGAGAAAAAGCTCAAGAAAATTTCAAAAGATTTAGCGATACATTAACTACTTTTGTAACTGACTTAGCCAAAAATAGCGAAATTAGTCAAGCAGAAGCTAAAGATATAAACGAAACAATTTCAAAAGTATTAAATATTCCAGGCGATCCTCAGCAAAAAATGGCTATTTTAGTAGAAAGATTAAGAGACCTTGGTGTTGAAGGAGAAAAATTAGCTCAAATTGTAAATAATGTCGTAAAATTTAGCTTCTCTTCTTTATCTAGGTCTTTGCAAGATTTATTTCAAAAAAGAATAGGAGATGAAACCCCAGAAGGTCAGATTATAGCTGGCGAAAGAAAAAGCGCAACTTTAGATTTCTTAAAAAATTCAAAATTTGAAGAGTTATTTAATGATTTGTCTTATAAAGATACAGGAATAGATAAAGTCTTAGGAAAGACCGTTCAAGATACAATCGGCAAAATACTTAGCGGCACGGTAGATGAAACAAAAAGAAAAGCAGAAGTAGAAAAATTTCAAAAAGATTTTGTATCTCAGTTAGAAGATATGACAAAAGCTGGGGTTCCGCTTGAGCTTGCGTTGGCAAAGATAACAACTGAAGCGGAAAGGACTGCGATTTCTTCATCTTTAACAAGTAATAACTTAACAGAATTAGCAAGGACCATTTCCAATCGAGCCGAAAGAGAAAATGCTTTGAATAAATATATTGAAATTGAAGCAAAATTAAGAAAAGAATTTAAAGATGATATTGATGGCTTGGCTAGAGCCACGGAGTCTGCAAAAATAAAGCTCATTGCATTTGCCGATGCAGCCAGTGGCAAGGGTTTTAGGGAAGATTTAAATGCAAAGTTATTAGAAGCCTCAAGATTAGATATATTAAACAATAGATTCAGCGGATTAGATCTGAATGAAATGGGTAAAATTGGTAAAGTTGATTATCAAAATATAGTAAGAACTACTGGAGCAGAAACAATTAGCTCAATAAATCAGGGCATTTTTGATCCTGCAACAAAACAAAAATTAATAAACCAAGCCATTGTTGAGCAAGAAAAAATGTTGGCAAAAATTGACTCGGGACAAATTACAACAAGAGACATCTCGAATTATAGAGCTAGAAACAAAACTATTCAAGATTCTTCTCAAATCTTAATACAAAGTTATGACAAAGTTAATCAAAGTTTATATACCGTAAATGGCCAACAACAAGCAAGAATCGCTATTGAAAATCAATTAAGAAATCTTGAAGAAGAATACAAGGATAACTTAGAAGCTTTAAATCGCGTAGCGCCTCAACTTGTAGAAAAATTAGTTGCTATCGCTCGAGTTAAAGAAGGAAGTCTCTTCGCGGAAGAATACAAGGCTATTTCGGAAGCAGAGAGAACAGCAAGAATTCGCGAAGGAAAATTTAAACCTACCGATCCATTCGAAGCATTTTCTGATGAAATGCTATATTCTAGTCAGGACATGGCAAGAGACGCAAATTCTATATTTACAGACACAGCAAAAACAATGAAGTCGGAATTTAATAACGCTTTTCAATCTATTATAGACGGCACAGGAACTGTGGAAGATGCATTTCAGAGTATGGGTTTAAATATCGCCAGAAGAGTTCAACAATTAACTCAAGAGATGGCAACAAACGCTTTATTTAATAGTTTATTTAGTAACATAGGAGGAATTCCTTCGTTATTTAAAAACCCTATGGGAGGCGGTGGCGGCGGGCTATTTGGTTTTGCTCAAGGCGGAGTAGTGTCAAATAATTCAGTCAAAAGATTTTCTAAAGGAGGCAAGGTCTCTGGTGGATCTGGAACTAAAGATGATGTCCCCGCCATGTTGTCTCAAGGAGAATACGTAATAAGAAAATCTGCAGTAAGCAAATATGGTGAGCCATTTTTAAGAAAATTGAATCAGGGAGGATTTCTCCAATTTGCAGAAGGCGGCTATGCGAATTATAATCCGCCAGATACAGAAATAGATCAAATGATGGCAAATGCGAAAGTAAATCCATTAATCATAAAAGGTAAAGAAGCGCAAGGCAGAATTGTAACGAAAGAAATGGTTGGTCAATTTCAAGAGACGATAAACACTTTAATTAAAGAACAAGATCTATCATTTTCAGATCAAAATTCTACTTGGAACAGTTTTCGGGACACTTTTGGCGGAGGTTTAACTGCGGAATTAGGAAATATATATACTTACAACGACGATCTTTTTCCAACTGGCGGATCTAATATACTTGATCCCCGCCTCTCAGACCTTGCAAGAACAGACCCCAACAATCCTCAATCAAAAACTATACAGGACAAAAGGAATAGACTAATTGATTATTTGGCGGAAGCAATAGGTATTTATTATGATAATAGAAATAATGCAATTGATACAATTAGACAAAATTTAGAGGAAAGAGATAGAATTAATCAAATTAACGCCGAAAATAGGGCGCGCGTAGACCAAATGAATAAACAAGCTAGGGACGCTTATAATAAACAAAAAAGAAATGCAATTCTTGGTGGGCTTTTAAACGCTGGAATTATTGCTGGGACAGGTCTTTTAAATATGGCTGGTGGAGTTGGGGGGCTTTTTAAATCTGCGGGTAATTTTTTTGGCGGTTTATTTGGTGGAAGTAGCAGCAACAGATTACCGGCGCCATCCGCTCGTTTATCTACACAATCTAAATCTTCATTTGCTTACTCTAGACCTTCAAATTTATCATATGGATCATCTGCTAGACTCCCAGTTAGTTCTTCTTCATCAAGGCTTTCTGCCCCATCCGCTAGACTATCTGTACCGCCTTCTCGAGATTATAGCAATGCAAGTGTGTCCTTTTGGGGAAGGAATGCTCCTTTCGATAGGAAAGGAAATACGCCAATAGGTAATTATAATTATGGAACGTTCAATCGAGCGGAAGGAGGCATAATAGGTTTCGCTAAAGGAGGCTCTACGGGTAAAGATGATATCCCTGCGATGTTAATGGGCGGAGAATATGTAATGAGAAAAAATACTGTTGATTTATATGGCAAAAGCTTTTTTGATGATTTAAATGCAGGTAAAATTAGAAAATTTGCTGAAGGGGGTTTTGTAAGCGATAGTAATAAGTCTTCTCCATCCAGCTTGCCCGCAGAAACATCTAATACAATGCAAGGTAATATTTCTAATAATATTAGCATCTCAATTAATATTGATCGTAGTGGAAATACTTCTGAGACAGAAACTTCTACCTCTTCTGGTTATTCTAATGGGATGAATAATCAAGCAAATGCTGGATTAAAAAGCGAAAAAGAAGCTAAAGACCTCTCAGAAAAAATAAAAACTGAAGTTGTTAAAATTATCACTGAACAGCAAAGACCAGGCGGAATGTTAAGCAGTTCTGTTTATAGAAAAATAAAATAATTATATAATTTCCAAGTCAAAATTAATAAATTGTCGATCTTGTATTAGCTGTTTCTTCAAAAGATTTGGGTGAAAATTATTTGAATAAGCATAGTCTAATTTAAATAAAAAAGTTAAATTATTTTCTTCATTGTATGTATAATATTTATTAACCAGAGATATGTTATTAGAGATGTTTAATACTTTAAAATTAAGGTTATTAATAAAATTTGTAACGACCTCAAAATATATAGAAATATTATTATTATTATTAATAATATTTTTAATTTCTATGCTTTTTATGTTTAAACCGCCAGCGGAGGCAAGGTCTTCTTCAATATAACCATCTTTTATTTCATTATTTAGGTTTTTGTATTTATATCCCAAGTTTTGATTGTATATATTTGGGTCTTCAATTGTCGCTGTTGCAGAGGCATCTATAGTTGGTAATAAATTAGCGACATATGTCTCATTATTATCAATGTCTTTCTTTTGCGGATAATATTTTTTATATTCGATCCCATGAACTTTTATTAATTCTGTAGGCCAAGATATATTTTGAAAGCTTTCTTCATTAAATAAATAAATAAAATTTTGATACCAAACTTTAAATTCTTCTGCCTCATCTTGAATATTTGATAAAGAGAGTTTTTGTTTACTTAGATATTCTTGAAAAATTAAAAGTAAGTCCTCGTCTTGAGCGCCTTTTTGTTTGAAAAAATTAAAAATTTCAACTTGACATTTGTTTAAAAAATATACATCAAAGACAAGACTTTCTTGAATGCTTGATATATATAAATTTGGGAAAGGCACAGTCATGCTTGCTTCATTTTCTATTATAGAAACCCATTTATCTTGGATTTCATCTACAAATATATATTTAAAATGCATTTTCATGGCCTCAGTTTGAGGTACAAAAAGCATACCTTCTACTTTATTGTCTAAAAATTTAGTTTTATTAAATTTTATTTTCAAGGCATTTCCTTCAAGATTTTTATAGGTCTTTTTAAGTATGCCGTTTATCTCCGCCTCTTCAATCTTAGAATAATCAATTAATATTTCTGCGTCATTTGAATCATCTCCATCCTCAGAGATGACATGAATTTTAAACTTATCAAAAAATCCATATTTATTATTTTTATCATAATAATTTTGAGCATTCTCTTCGAATAAAAATTTAAATTTATAGTTCATTGTATCTATGACTTTTGTAGACAATTTTCTTGGGGATGCAAACATCATAGCTCTTCTTGAGGATGAGGAGGCATCAAGCACTAGTCCAACCAAGTCTGTAGAAAAATCTCCATCTTTAAAATTTGCGTATTCTTTTATCAAAATATCATTTTTATCAAATATTTTTATTTTATATGTTTTTATAAGTTCCGCATAATTAATATTTTCTTTAACTAAAAATCTTGATATCTTAATTGAATTAACCCAGCTTAAATTAATATTTGCCGCAGAAGATGTTTTATTTAGAGTTCTCATTGTAATACATTAAAATCCTCTAATGTATCTTGTGATATTGAACCTTGTTGAGTAAAGTGTATGACTTTTTCTGAAAAAGGTGATCTTTCGCCTAAAACATTTTCTGCATAAGCTCTAAGATAGTAAGATCCTGTAGAAGGTGGAGTAAAGTAATATGGTAAATAAACATATACTCCATCTATTGGGTCAAGACTTACCCCAGACCTTCCTATGGTTTCATTTGTATGTGTAGCAAAAAGTTCAGATTGATATGGAGGATCATTTTGAAAAGTTGATCCGCTTTTTCTATAAAATACATATCTGCTAACATCACCAGAATTTGCTGGTGGTTTTGCCCAATACCATATGGAATTTATTCCGTTAGGTTGTGCGGACGTATAGATCTCTCCTGCGCTATTTAGAAATGCTGGATCGCCTGTTTGAAGATCTCTATATATAATACCGCAAAATAATTCTGGAGCAGCGGGGACAGGCACTTTATTATTAACAGTCACAAGCGCCGAACCGGTTTCAATATCGCTGTATTTTTGTCTTACAAATTCTAAGGCTGTAATAGAAAATGAATTTTTTTCTACTTCTTGAATGTTAACTATTCGATATGGCTTGGGTTTATCTAGAGTTGCTTCAAGATAATAGCCTGGATATACTAAATTTGCTGGGCTGTTATTAATTTTTGATGTAGCATTTAATGGGAAATTATATCCTGTTACTTCTATAGACCATACTGTATTTTCTGGGAAAAGCTTGCCTATAGAAGGAATGCCACTGGGGAAATTTACCCTTACAAAATCTCTAAAATTTCCACTTCCAGTTGTAAAGAAGTTTCTTGGATTATTAATATGTAAAGAATCGATCTGTGATTTTCTGAAGAATGAATAATTAAGGCCTGATATTCCAGAAGAATTTGCATCAAACCCTGTAATATACAAGTCTCCAAGATCTGTTCCTCTCTCTAATGTATAAGTTGGGTTTAAAAAAGATATCTTAATGGTATTCCCTGCCTGAGCGCCAGTTAATTGATACAATTGTCCACTTGGTAGATCTAAAGTCGCAGACCCGCTACTAAAGTTTAAAGTTCTTCCCGCGTAAATATTATTTCTTCTATTTTCATCAAAAATTTCTATTATATCTCCAGGTCTTAAAAATGATCCTTCTAAGCCTGCTTTAAATTCTACGGTTTCTGTCTCAAGATTTTCGCTTCTCAAAAACCATTTGCCAAGTCTTCTTGCTTGATTGGCTCTCGTGCATCCAAAGGCGGTTATTTCTGTTTCTCTTACTCCAAATTTTTGCAAACTGTCTCTATCTTCTACGTACTCTAGCGCAGGCTTAAAATTATTCGTGGAATCATTATATCTAACTAGCGCGACAGATCTTCTCAATCTTTTTGAACTGTCTGAATATGTAAATTCTCCGTTTAAAACATTGCTGTTATTAAATATATATATGGGTTCTTTGGGCGCATCTTGGGAAACGAAAATCTGTCCTGCAGAATAATATGTAATACCATTAAATATTGAGGCCATATCATCTAATACTTTATGCGCTTCTTCCTTTGAATTAATAAGGATGTTGCATGTAAATCTTGGCTCTAGTCCCCCCAAGCCATCAGGAACAAGGGTATCACAATATCTAGATACTTCATATAGTGTCCATTTATCTACTAGCGCAGAATCAATATACTTTCCTAATCCGTATCTATTATTTGTAATTAAATCATAATAACACCAAGCAGGGTTATCTGTCCAAGCAAGTTTAAATCTCCCATCCCAATTTCCAGAATAATTTTTAGTAATAGGATCGTAGTTTATTGGAACTTTAACTTTTAATAGCTTGGTTCTATAATTTCTATCTGGAACAGAAGAAAAGTATCTGGCATCGTAAGTTGACCATACAGAAGCGATATTAGGAAATGTAAATCTATCAGAATAAGTTTGAGTAATACTATCAATAAAAATTGTATTTTTTTCATATGATCCATTCATCTCTTGCGTTGGTTTTTCAATTTTTAATAACCACCCAATTTGATTTGGTTGTATTTCAAAGAATAAACCGTTGTCTGCATGTGACCTTAATGTAGCGGTCCAACTCATCGTCATTGGAGATTGAATTTTACCTTGGATTGGGATTGAGTCGGAGGCAAACATGTAAGGATCGTCATGGGCCGCTGTATCCATAGAAGCATAAGATGTCGTTCCATCTTTAAATAAACGATATAAATGTACCATTATGTTCATTGTATCGGTTTCTGTTTCCCCCGCGTTCGATCCTGTAATTGGATTCCAAAATAAACTATCTATTCTAAATGTAACTTTGATGGATTCTATATCTGTATTATAAATTGAATATCTTACTGGGAAATATACTCCAGAAGTACTGCCTTCATAAACGCTTGCTCCTCGTAATCTTTCGCTTATTTGTCTTGAAGTTTGAATTGGTATTGGATATTTAAACTGATCTACTTGATATCCATCGTAATGATATCGATCCTCATAAAGAGATATTTTGGGATTATGAATTGTATGAAGGTTTGGCTCTCCATTATTAAATTTATAACTCACAAACTGAAAATTTAGAAATCCCCGATCATTTGCTAGTGGAATATCATTCCAAAATATTGATCTTGTTTCTGGCGCATTTGTTGAGATTAATGCATTTGTTACAGATAAACCTGTTGGAAAAAATCCTTGCATTGCAAAGCTTGTGTATCCAATATCCCCTGCTTGTTTACCAGATAAATTGAATAAAGTTTGTCCCGTCACAAGGCCTTCTATAGGACCCTCACTAATTAAGTCTAAAATTCCTATTGTTGTCACTGAAGTTATAGAGTTATTAATATAGGAAATAGTCATATTTGAATTACTTGCTGGAAATGGGACTGTGGTTAAAGATCCTGGGGTTCTTCTATTTTCCTTGCCTAAGCCAAATTTTGTACGTAACTTTGGAGTATTTGCGTCGTGGCCAAGATAAGTGTAGCTAAAGGGCCTTGTTCTTGTAAATCCGCTTTCCAAAGCAGTATTTATCAATCCATCTAGCGGGAATGTGTTTCCAAACATACTATAATAACCTCCAGAATTAGATCTTATAATATACCTTAGTAAATCTTGATCATTATAAATTCTTGAAGGGGATCCATCCAACCCATAGATTGGGCTTACTGGTTCAAAAGTACCGCTTACACCTCTCGGGCCGTTGGCTCCACCACCCGCTTGCATGGTACGTGGATCAATGTTATTTCCGCCAAAATCTCTTCCGCTAAAGTACAAACTGTGCGTTCCTCCCCAATAATCTGCTGCTATACTTTCTGGGAACTTCATTCCTCCCCAAGAATTACCTAAATTAGATGTATAATCTAAAAAGATTAGCCCTTCTGCAACTTTATTAGGATTATTAGCCATAATATTATGATATATTCGTATTTACGGGCTTTTGATTAATTAGCATACATTGCTCATTAAATAAGAATTGAAAGCCTTTTTGAGTTTCTAAAAGCGAGGTTGCATCCATGTCTCTATAATTTGCGCAATATATTATCGCATAGCTTGTCGCAATATTATGTCCACCCACCATTAATTCTCCATATCCGACTGGGACTGGGCCGCCTTCTCCTACGGTATTTGTTGGGCCACTAAATAGATAAGATATTGGTCCAGAATTTCCGCCAGCACCGCCAATGGCAGATTGTTTATTTGCTGTCGCTTGTTGTGCTACAAATGCTTGATCTGAATAAGGTATACTTGGCGGAGGTTTAGAAAGCATCGCTGTTACGCCGCCAGATATTAAAGATAGGGCTGCGGGTATTAGAAATCCTGCTGCTTTTGGAGCCATAAAACTCCCTGCTAACATCGCAGCGCCTCCAAGTAGGGGCGATGCCGCCCGCGCAATTCTTCCAAAACTCCTCAAAGCCCTCCTTGAACCAGCAACAACAGGAACAATATCTATTGTTTTAAGTTTGTCTTTAAATTCTACGCATAGGTCAGAATGTCTATAGTTTTCCACGGTTATACTTTCACCTTTATTGTACATTAAAGGTTTATGGTTAATCATTATTTCGTATTCAAAATTTTCAAGATTATCAATAATCCATTTTCTAAATTTGCCGGTATTTGCTTCTAAAGCGCGCAATCCTTCTGCAACACTAGCGACCTCTAGCTCCCAATTTTCTCCAAAAGCTTCCCCTAATTTACCATGTAAATTAATTTTTGTCATATAAACTTTTTACTCCTTAGTACTCCTTGTATATCTTCTTGATAGTCTTTTGATAAATCTTCAATAATTGAAATTCTATTTAAAGGCTGGTGTATAATTTTATTATTTCCTATGTATACTGCTAGATGCGTAGATATTTTATTTTTTAGTATTAAAATGTCATTAATTTTTAAATTTGTATCTTTTTTTAGTTTTAAAAGATTATTAGTTGCATGATATCTATTTATTATGTCTTCTACTTCTATAGAAGTTATATCTTTATCTTTGAATAGTCTTTCATCGATATTTAATTTTAGATTTAGTTCTTTGTTAAAATAATTTTTTATTAAATGAAAGCAGTTATTTTCATTTCTATTATATTCTTCAAATAGATAATTTAATTTACTAAATTCATTATAGTAATATATCTTAAAACAATCTAAGGCATTAATATAAAGCAATAAATTTATTCTCAATGAGTCTGCTGTTTGTTTATCTAAAATACTAAATTCTCTTGCATCTATATGATTATGATACAAAAACAATATTTCATCTGAATTATTTTTTGCATATAAAAAATCTTTTGCTGAAATCATAAAATCATTTTCTTTATCCTTTGCGATATTTTCACAATCTATCGTAAATACTTTATTGTTTTTAGTAACTATAAACCCGCAGCATTCACATGGAAATGAATTTTTTGCATTTTTAATAATTTTTCTTTTTATTTTATTTGTAATCATTTATTATGCCTTTTGATTTGTTCCAGGAAATCCGCCAAATGGCAAAAAACCATTTAAATAATTTCCGCTTGCATCTTTGGGTATCCCGCATGCAAAACTTGCCAACGGATCGATTACATCTGGTCTTCTTGGCCATTGGTCAAGCCTAGCCGCTTGTGGATTTTCAAAAGATTGATAACCGTGATCTGGATCAACAAAAAACTTGCCAATTCTATACTTTGGCCCATATGAATTTGGGTGATATCCTTTATGATTATATATAAATTCTTGACCAGAAAATCCAGTAAAAGAAGTCGTAAATGGTTGGTATGCGGGATTAACTCCTGGCGCATCGCTTTCATATGCGCCCCAATAAGCATCATAGTGATAAACTGCGCGATCCCAAGTCCAGCCATTTCTTGGTATAGGCCATATCACTGGTCTTAAGGCTGGGTTTTTTAGCCATCTCTCTCTACAAGAACTTATGCTTTTTGTGCAAGCATCTGCTTGCCAATGACCTTTATTGAAAAGATTTATATCTAAAGATGAAGTGTGGTCTTTGTTACAAACATAATAAAATTTTACTTTATCTTTTTCAAAAAAAGTGAAATCCCCAGCTCTATATTGGGATCCAGTGGTCCATAATCCGCTATCCGCGATTCGATATTGGCCGCTAAAGTTAAGTTCAGTTATTTGAGTTCCAGCAAAACTGTTTAATGTAGAAAGTCTCCAGAATCTATTTATGCCTTTAGAAGGAAAATTAAAAGTATATGTTCCAGCCGCGACACCAGACAGGACCCAATTAGAATTAAGCCCGCTTATATCTGGTACATTATACCAATTTGTTCCATCTTGAGAATATTCTAATTGATAATTATTTCTTATTGTTGCGTTTGATGATAAGACTACCCTTGTTATTTCTGCCCCAGTTGTTAAAGACAAAGATGCTATTGCCGTAGCAGCCTGAGACGTTATTCCAACTGTAGAAGTTGAATTATCATTTAATATTGTTGCTGCTGCGGCGGCTGTCCCCGCCCCACCAAGAGTATAATTTGTAAATGACCATCCTGGAAAATTTGTGCTTATCCCTGCTCTAAAATAACTAATTCCAGTAAATCTTAATCTTGCAGATTGATTATTAGCAAAAATTGTATCAAAAAATGATTCTTCATTTTCTGTAGCAACAGGCGGGGCTTCTAGAGGAAGAGTTATATTTATTGGAGAGTTAACAACCTCTCCATATACTCCGCTATGTATCTGAGTAATCCTTTTATTATATTCATATAAACAACCTTCTCCTCGATAAATAAACGGGCATCTTTTCGCAAGGATTGTCCTAGATGGTAAAGATAAATTTTCTATATCTAGGGATGATACAAGGTTAAATTCTAGATGAACAGAATCTTCTACGCTTTTTCTATCAATATAGTAGATGTCTTTTGGTAACTCAATTTCAAATATTGATGGATCATTTGTGTATGGATTGACATTTCCGTTAAAATTATTACCATGTAAATATTTTAAAAAAGTTTTAATTCTAGTTAATTTGCATCCCGCAATATCCCCTAAAGATTGTATTTGCATGCGCAGGTACTTATAGAAAGAATTATAGGTACCATCTGGGCTAGAATTAGCTATATAAAGTTTTGGGGTTGGCCTTACGCCAAGGGTCGTTAAATCAAATCCTTCTGCATTTATTGGGAAAGGATAATAGTAATTACCTTCCCATATTACTCTTCCATCGCTATCATTTACAATATTAAATAGATTATAATCATTATATATTCTTAATATTCCATCTTTGATTGGTTGATTTGGTACTATATTTAGTGCTGAAACAGGATGGATTGGTTTTAAGTCTATTTCGTAAAGATAGACTAATTGAGACGGTTCTAAACTAGATAATTCTCTATTTAAATTAGAATATCCTCCTGTAATTTGAAAATAAATGTCTGATTTTGTAGGCATTAAGCAGAAACCTCTTCAAATGAGCATTTTATTGAATAATTATTAAAAGAGCTATAATTAATATCCCATTCGGGACATATGAATCTTGTTGTATGCAGAGTTTTTGATAATATTGTTGGCGTATTGTATACAAAGGATCGTTTGCCGCCCATTTCGTTTAAAAAATGCAATATGGACACTGTTTCTTTTTCCGTTCTTAAAGCGAATTGTAAATCAATTTTAATTAAATTAAAATTTAGAGCATCAGATATCCTTTGTTCATATCCATTACCAAATCTTAATCTCTTAACCCTTGGGTCGTATTTTAAAGAAGAATTATAAGATGCTTGCCAAAAGAAATTGGGTTGAAGTTTATTATTTAATAATCTATATCCATCCCATCTTAATTGCAGGTTTGCGGTGCTAGTCGGGTTGTTCGCTTGGTTACTATCTATCAATGAATAATAAAAATTATTATCTGAACCTTTAACAATATCATATTTTGAGTATGATGTGCCCGCAACCCAGACCGGTACTGTGTCATATATACTTGGCATAGCTTTATCCTTTTACCTTAGCATAAATTACACAGAAAAAATCGTGTAATTATATTAAATGGACTTTTATTCTTCAAAAGAAAACCAAGAATTTTATATAAATAATATAAAACTTTCTGGAATACAAGCTTTAGATTTAAAATGGGAAAGCTCTGTAGAGCCATCTTTGCTTATCGAGAATAATTCAAAAAATTACATAAATTCTAAATTTATTGAGGCAGATCTAGGCATAGAATATATACCTTTGGCAAATGATATATTATTAAATTTTACAGGTAATACTCCATTTTCTGGAAAATTCAATTATAATGATAAATATTTTATATTTAAAACTGGTTTCTTAAATAATTATTCTTTAAATTATGAAATAGATTCTGTAGTAAGTGCTAAAGCGAATTTAAAAATATTCGCTGAAGTTTATTCAGAGACAGGCCTAGAAATTCTTAAACCTGCTAATTTTAATATTCTTCCATATAATAATAATTATGTAGATATTTATTTTGATTCCTCAGTTGTAGATAAAGCGTTAGTAAACAAATTAAACTTAACGATTGAATGCGAAAAAAGACCTTCTTATAAAATAGGCCAAATACTCCCAGACGAATTTATTTCTATGCTTCCACTAAAAATAAGCTTAAGTTTGTTTGCGAATATAAATGAATATACTTTTAGTGGAGTAACAAGCATATACAATAAACCAGATATACAAGATCTCACTCTTAAGCTAAAAAGCTACGTCAATGGTAGTAATCTTTATTCTTTTACTTTTAAAGACTTAACTAAATCTGAAGAAACTTCTAATTTTTCAACAATAGAAGAAGGAAGAGTAAATTTTAATTATTATACTTTATTTTAAAGTTTTTTAATTCTATCTATTAGTTCAAATATTTTTACTTTAGGTATATCTTGTAGAGAGTTTATATTTTCTGCATTTTCAACTTTTTCTTTAAGGAGCTTTTTCTTAAGCTGTTCAAATGTAATGCTTTTATCTTTCATTGTCTTCTCTAGTAAAGAAATTGGGGAAGTAGGATTATCATTTACTATCTGCGCTTCATCTAAAAGCTTTGCGTCCCCCAACTCTTCTTGAGATACAATATTAATCTTTAGGAAATTTCTTACGCATCTAACAAAAGCCCTATTTTCTGCTATCGCCGCTAAGAAAAATCTTGCAAAAGATTTAGTATTATTTACTGTTGCATCTGCAAGAGCTTCAAATGTAACGGCGCGTCCTTCTGTTTCGTAATTTGGGATCCATGTTATCTTACAGCTTGTTGCGAAATATGTATCTGAGGCTGCAACTACTTTATAAGAAACGTCTATATAACCTCTAATTTGCGCTAGTTCTTTAATACCACCTAATAAAATTAAAAGATCTTTATCATCTAGCTTCGTTACGTCTGTTTCTTGTGTTTTTTGTCGATTTGGGACAAGGTATTCATGCTTTATCATTTTTCTCCAATTAATGGTTCCATCTTCGTTAAAGATATAATTTATATAAGAATTTTCAATAAGCCCGTATAAATTTCTTTTAAAGAGGTTTGGCGGAACTTGCGTGGGGTTCTCTAGCGTCGCTACGCTTTCTATTAGCATTGAACTTCCTAAAGAGCAAGAATTCTTATTGTTTTCTATGGTTATTTCCATTGTTTAATTTTACTATTTATTAATTTTTATGTCAACTCAAAAATATAAAAATTATCTACTTCTTTCCAGAAGTCTTCGTTATCTATTACCTGGTCGCCGTTTTTATTTTTCCAATCATATTTAGATCTAAATTGGCCTTCTGAAGATACCAGAATTCTTGAGGATTTATATTTTAGATTTTTAAAATCTGCGAGGCCTTGAGGTTTGGTTTGATGATCTTTCCTTACAATAAGATTGTAGTCTAAATACTTTATTCTGAATTGATTAAGTACATCTTCCTTAAGAAAACTCAAAAGTACATAATTTATAGAATTTCTTTTTAAGATCTCCGCAAACTTCGGGTCATTGTTCTCGTTAATTATATAAATTATTTGATTTATTTTATTCTTATAAGATTTTAAAAGCTGCTCTTTTATTTTTCTGTCAGTAAAAATAATTGTAGATTTTTTTAATTGAAGAACTTTCTCCAAGAAGGTTTCGTCAAAATTATAATCCATTCTAATGATAGGATTCTCAATATTTATACTCAATAAATCTAATTTTGGATCTGGAATGATCTCCAATGTTTTCATTTGAAAGTCTCGGCCAATATACTTTGTAGAGATATTTAGTTTAATTTTAATGTCTAATAAATCTAGGATACCCTGTGCAATTATTTCTGGTTTTATATTATTTATATCTTTATTTTGCTCTGCGGCAGAATACGAAGGTTTTTTATTAGAATTAGCCCTTAGAAGTAAAACGTCTTTATTATCAGACCAATATGGTTTAACATTTTCTATATTATTATTTGAATACAATGTTAGTATTTTTTTATTAAACCCAGAAGCTACATGAGCACCGAAACTATCCGCGCCAACATGCATTAGTCCGTTTTTGATAATATGCGCGGCTTGACCGATTTTTGTTTGACCACAGACATTATAACAATTTGAGACAGGTCTATCTTTCTGTGCACCAATCTGTACGATATGTATATTTTGTTGCTGCAAATGTTTATGGACTAGCGATATGACTTCTTCCCAATAATCATAGTTTTTCGAGTCATATTTGCTGTATGGTTGAAAAGTTATATATTTAGAAAAAGGTAATGGAAAAAAAATTTCATAAATATAAGGCTTACCGATCTTCACTCCGCAGGAGGTGGCGTATCTCTCAAGAAGATGCATGCTCAAACTCCTTTATGTTAAATTGAATATTAGTTTTCCCATTGTGCAAGTAATCCAAGATCCTTTGTGTTCCAATATAGGGTAAAAAAGCAATTTCAAAATAACCATTGTGATCCGCATTTCCCTCTAGCCAAAGTATTTGGTCCATCTGAGAGAAATATTGTATTATTTTATGTATATGCGGGTTTCCTTGGAGGATCTCAAAATATTCTGGTTTTACAGCAACATATAAATTATGATTTGGATATTGTTTCTTGATATTTTCAAAAAGGGCGGTGGACATATAAATATCGCCAATACTTTCTGGCATGACATAAAGAATCCTTTTACCTTTGTCTTCTTTATCTAATAAATTCTCGAAGTCTATTTTAGTATTTTTTTGATTTTCTTGAATTGCCACTTGTCTGAAGTATTTTTCTATATCTTCTCTTTTTGTTCCTTTTTCTATTTCTTTAATCCAATATTTATATCCATCATCGTTTTTGTTAAGTTGATCCATTTTTAATATATTCCTATACATTGACAGGATCCATTCTCCATCATCCGCAATATTTTCTATTTTTGCATACGGGTCTTTTAACGTATTAAAAGACCCACTAATATTAGCCCAATCAACTATTGGAGAAGCGTCAATAAATTCCTGAATTATGCTTGAAATATTTGCGACGCTAAAATTTTTAAGTGTCCATTCTCTTGCTTTTTTGCCCATTTCTTTTCTTTGAGCGGGCTGCATTTTATACACATGATTTATTTGATTTGCAATTGATTCTGGTTTTGTTGAAGCTTTTATAAATTCTGTCCCGTGCTCTCTGTACTCTGACCATTCTAAGGACAAAGAGCCAGCGTCTGGTTCGCACATTTCCTCACCACAGCTATAATTTGTTACTAAAGTTATTAGTTCTGTTAATTTTGCCTCTTGTATAGGTATTTCTTGCCCACCACTTGTAAATGGATGACAATATACATCCATAAAATTATATACTTCATTTAATTGCTTTTCAGTTACGCCGACTCCGACGTTTGTTGTTGTTTGTCCTTTTTCGGCTTGGCAATATGGACATTTTATATCTTGCCCTTGAAAATTTTTAATTTCATATTCTCCACAATTTTTACATATATAAGTCGTTAATATTTCTTTCTTGTCTACTCCAATTTCGTCTGCTAGTTTATAAATATTCCAACCTTCGGACCAATGGGTATGTAAAAGTAAATAAGTATTTTTAGTATTTGGATTATTTTTTTTCCAAAGGGCATATCCCTGTAAAAGGTTTGGAACGCTTTTCCTTAATTGGTTTCTAAAAACAAATCCTATGATAAAGGCGTTTTGATCAATATTATTCTTTTTTCTAAGTTGATTCCTGTCAAAATCTGATAATCTATAAAAATTTGAATCATCTATCGCTCCATGAACAGTTTTAATATGTTTATGGCCAAGTTTATGGAGAGCTTTTGTTGCGAAATTGCTCCAGATCCAATAGTTTTTTACTTTTGGCGCGCATTTTATTGCTGATTCTAGAATTGGCAGCGAATCTAAAGTGGTCCAAATCGCTGAGCTGATTTTATTAAACCATGGTTTATCTATTGCAAAGTCTACACCCCAAATGTCTTGAACGGCTATATATACATCTGGCTTTTCTTGATCTATTACTTGGTCTAATAATAAAGCTCCGTACCCTGCTTGCCTAGCTAAAAAGGGGTCTTTATTTAGTTGCTCTATTTCGTGTGGGTTATTTGGTAATGATCCTATAGATTTCCATGGAGTTTTATGTAATTCTGGGTGCCCATTTGGTAGCCCACAGCAATAATGCACAATTTCATATTTATTTAAATTATATAAATTAGTTAATATCGCTCTGGCATTTCTTCCGAAGCCAGTTTTGGCAAGAGAGAAATCTGTTTGAACTAATACTTTCTTTTTTCTTGACATTACCAAAGCTCGCTGTCTTCTTGATCTACAACAGGTACTTTATCTTTGTTATTTTTTAATTTTTTTATCATCTCTACTCTTTGAGAGTCAAAAGATGTATTCAAAGAATATTGCAAAAATTCTTTCAAAAGTCTTGTTTCATTAAAATAAAAGCCTATTAAATATGATTGCTTGTTCTCTACGTTTTCTTTATTCTCTTTTTGAACGCTATAGGAAAAACCCACTTGTTTGCCATCCTTAATATAAGGAGCAAATTTTATTTTTGTCACTTGCTTATCTGAGGAATGATAGGCTGAAAATTCTATATTTTTATCTATAGCTTCTAATAAACCCGCGGTTTCTACCAAAGAATATTTTATTTTTGCGCTTTTCTCTGGATTATCTTTATTATCTATAAAAGAGCCTGTTTTTGTTTTATCATTCCAGGCGCTTTGTTTTATCAAAGAACTCCAAATTGATTGGTCTTTAGGGTTTACGCTAAAACTACAAGCCGTGCCAGTATTTTTGCTGTTTGGTTTATAAAATGATATCATATATTTATATATGGTACAAAAAATTATTTAAAATGTCAATTATTTTTATCTATCTTCTTTAAATCGTTTAGCTTCATGTATATTTGATGGTCTTGAATAGCTACGATGTCTCCAAATATGCAGTCGTCTCTTTTTAACCCCCTTACAATGACAATATTCCCTTCTTCCAAATCTTTATTGTTATTTAATAATTTATTATTATCTATGTTATCATTAAACATTAAAGTTGTTAATGAGCCTGTTTCGTCTGAAATCTTAAGCCTTAAATATCTAGTTTTCTTCTGGTTTTTAGATATCCCAGAAAACGCATCTTCTATTTGCCCAACAAAATCTATTTTGGTGTTTATTGTCTCATTTGATATATCAGTTATATACTTTAAATTTGCTCTTTTTTCTGAAAAGATATTATTTAAAGTTTTCTCGTATGTGTAGCCTAATAGCTTCTTCTCATAATACCAATTCGCAAAACTTTCGCTTTTACTATTTTGATTATATATTTGCAAATAAGGTTCGTACTTTGTTTTTATTGTATTTAGTCTTTGATCTTTAATTATTTTGCTGTTTTTTTCATCCGTAAATGAATTAAGATGTTTAATAATTTTAATTAAATCATAATCAAATTTGTCGGCAAAGAATATTGAATATCTTTTTTCTTTAGAGCTTAATATATTCCATAATTGAGCCTCTAGCACTATTTTACTTCTAGACTGTTTAAATCCGCTTAGGGCACCGGCTTGAATTAAGGCCGACAATACGCCAATGTTTAAGTCGGCTTCTTCTGCTGCTTGAAAAATTTCGAATTTATTTGAGTATCTATTTCTGAAGCTATTTAGTTTTTCTATTGATTTATCACTAATTCCTTTTATAGATAGAAGACCAAATCTAATATTTTGGCCTTCTATCGAAAAATCCATTTCTGATTTTATGATATGCGGCGGCAAAAGTTCAATGCCAAAATTATGCATTTCTTTTTGTATTTTAGATATTTCTCCAATAGGGTCGGGCTCATTTCGAGTCATTTTTAATAATGATAAAAAGAATTCTTTTGGATAATTAAATTTTAAATATATTGTTACAGAAGCTAAGGCTGCATACGCTAGCGAATGAGATTTATTGAAAGAATAGTTCGCAGAGTCTTCCATAATTTTCCATAGAACTTCTCCAACTTCTTTAGGAAGTTTTTTTTCTTTTATTTTATTTTCAATCTTCTTTTTCCAAGCTTTAATTTCTTCCGTCTTTTTCTTTCCCACGATCCTTCTTAATATTTCTGCTTCGTCTAGGCTAAAACCTATTTTGTGCGCCATTTGCATTAATTGTTCTTGATACAAAGCTACACCGCCTGTTTGTCTTAAGATTTCGTCAAAGAATGGATGAATACTTTCGTAATCTCCAGTATTTGTATACTTCGCGTATTTATCGACAAACTGAAGCGCGCCAGGCCTAGCTAGGGCTAGTACCGCGCTAAGTTCTTCTAGATTTTTTGGCTTTACTTTCTGACAAACTTTAAAATTTGTGTCTGCTTCAATTTGGAATAGGCCATGGGGCGATTTAAGTTCTTGTAAATTATAATATATTGATTTATCGTCTAAATTAATTGAAGATATATCCAAGCCTATTCTTCGGCATACGTCGTCAACTACGGAGACGCTCCTTAATCCCAAAATATCTAGCTTTATATTAAATAGACTTACCCAGCTCATATCATAACTTGAAACAGGCTCTTTATCAGAAGCAAGTTCTGTTGGACATATTTTCTCCAAGTCAAAATAAGAAAGCAGGACGCCAGAAGGATGTACCCCTTTATTTTTTATTAGGTCTCTTAGTTTCAAGGCGATCTGATATGCCTCTAGGTTTTCATCGCACCATGTTTTAAACAATTCCACTTCATCATACGCTTCTCTGATGTCTTTTACCTGACCATATATTTTTGGTATCAGAGAAGATATGTTCGTCATCTCTTCTTCGCTTTTTTCTGCGACAATTTTTCCGCATTCTTTTATTAAAAGCTTTGCACTTAAGGTATTTAAAGTTAAAATTTTACTAGTTTTGCCTTTGAATTTTGATTCCAAATATTCGAGAACTTTGTGTCTATTATAGTAACAAATATCTAAATCTACGTCGCACATAAGACTGCCATCTAAATATGTAATACCATCTATTATTTGTTTTTTTGCTCGAATTTTAGATATAAATCTTTCAAAATATAAATCGTATTTTACTGGATCAATTTTTGTAACGCCTATAAGAAATAATATTAACGAGCCTGCGGCCGAGCCTCGACCAAGCCCTACAGGGATACTGTTATTTTTGCAAAAGTTTATTACGTCCCATACTAGTAATATATAATCTATAAATCCAAGCTCTTTCAGATTCTCTAGTTCGTATTTTGCTCGATCTACATATTTTTTATATTCTATAGAATTTTTATTTATATTCAATGATTTAAATCCATTTAAAGCTAACGCCCTCAAGAATTCATAATTTGAGGCATCTTCGCTTATATTCAGTTCTCTTTTGTAAAGCTTATCGATAGAAAATTCTGGCAATCTTACCCCATGAAGCCCAAGATCAATATTTTCAAATTGATCTATTAAGACTTGGTCTTTCTCAATTAAATCATTCATCTTTATCCATTTCGTCTTCTATTTTGTCTATTTGTTCTGTAAATTTATTTAGCCCGCCTATTAAAACTCTCATAGAATTTTTATCCTTTAAGCTATAGAAAACATCTGCTTTACCGTTTTTTTTGCCTTTTTGTATGGTAATTAGCAAATATTCTATATTAGCTCCATCAAATTTTTGGAGCATATCATATATATCATCTAATGAAGCCATAAATTATATCTCCAATTGCCATTTAAGTTTGTTCCATATTTTAACATTTAAATCTAAATCATTTATTGCATCGTGAAGTTTTTCATAATCATGTTCAATTCCACTTTCTTTGCCTAAAGTAATTAAGGAGCTTTTTATATTTTTCTTTTTTGTATGGCATATCTTATATTGATATTCAAGAAGATTATCTTTTGGAGAATACGGAATGCCATATTTTATGCCTCTTGCCAGGGCATTAGTGTCAATAAATTTATTTATTAAATGATGCCAATTACAACCCATATATCTATAATACTCTTTTATAAGGTAAAGATCAAATCCTAAAATATTATGTCCAATTATATAATCCGCATGGTCTAGCCAATCTTTTACTGTTGGAAATACTTCTTTTGGATCTTTGCCTTCTTTTTGTACTTTTTTATGATCGTATCTTGTAATTTTTGCAGCATCTTGGCTTATTTTTAATTCTGTTTGCCACTTTAAATAAAAATTTTTTTGATCAATTTTTTGATCCCCTTGCGCTTTAATCATCGCAATTTGCCAAGGAAGATTATGGCAAAAGTTTAAACAAAGATTAAAGGTTTCGCAATCAATAAAAATAAGTTTTTTATTTTTATTATATCTTAATAAGTGCTCATCCATTCTGGGACCTCCACAATAAATTCTTCTTTATAAGAATCCATCTTATTTTTACTATATAAATCTTTCGGCGGACGGCGGTCTCTTATCTTGTAATGCCACTCTAGATGCCTTAATTTATTTTGATAACACCATATGTTATTATCTTTGGTTAAATTATACAAGTAAAAATTCATAAGATCTCTAGAAAATGCAACTATTATTGATGGCGCCGAGCAACATCTCGTGATGTGGACGCTGTATTTTCCCTGAGCATCTTTTCTATATCTCTCCATAATTCTAGCGAAATAATTATTTGCGGGTCTTCTGGAATGGTCTTCTATTAAAGTAAGCTCTAATCCAGCCACCACTTGGAATTCTGTTTCTGACAAATGCTTTATGCACATTAAATCTATATCTGTTGAATATAGACCATCCCCTCTGTGAATCATATCTCTATACCCACTTGAGCGGTCTTCGTTATCAGACCTTTGCTTGCCTTTACAACCATATTGGTTTACTTTTTGGCCGTATTTATTTACTATTTGTTCTGGATCTTGCACGTTCATCTTTCTCTCTCTTTCCAGCTTTCAAATGAAAATTCATTACTAGACATATGCTCTAGGTCTGGTTTATTTAAAACACTTCTATTATTTATGCATCTAAAAGTTAAATATGTTTTAAAATCTTTCTTTTGATTGTAATATATGCTTTTTACGTTAAATATATTTAACTTATTTTGCTGAGAGAAATTTAATATTTTGTTTTTAATAATCACATCAAATGGTAAATCGTTATCTTCTAGAAATAATATAGGTTTAATATTTTGAAATTGCGGGATGCATATGGAGTTTTTTAAAGTATTATTAAATATAAAAGAGTCATAAAATGGCACGCTTAGTATTAAATCTTGACTCCAAAATTTTAATAGTGTTGAATAGTCTATTCTGGGCTCATAGTAAAAGCCTTCTTTCGCGCCCAAGCTAAACATTTTTGTTAGAGCTTCATAGCCACTTTTATTTTTCATAAAAATAATTATTTTTGAAGTTTTTTGTTTTGACTCTTCCGTTTTTTCTGTCATTAAGTCTGTAATAGAAATCCTTACTCCATAATTTAATTTAATATTATTGTTCTTTGTATTCGTATACGCCTCTAAAAAAGATGACATATTATCTTCGACCAAAAATATATTTTTAATATTATTTTCTTTTGCTATTTGAATAATTGAGTCGGGATATTCATCTTTTTCTGGTTTATCCTCTAAAGTCAATATTGATCTACCTAAAGAGTAATGAGATTTAAACAACGGTATCATTTTATTAAGTATAAAATACTTTTATTAGAAAATCAATCTAAAAAATCGTCTTTCCCCTTTGTGCTATTAAACTTCGGGCATCCATGATACTCTTTTTTCTCTATTTTAAATCCTTCCGTTTCTGTAAAATCATCTTTTAGGCTTGTTTCGATTATTTCATTATTGCTGTTTAATTTTACATAATATGTATATTTATCCTTATAGGGACATTTCCAGCTCCCTATCCCACACATCCATTTATTCTTGTGATTATCCGATGCAAAATTTGCTTGAGCGGCTTTCTCATCAAATTTATTTACATAATCATTAATATGTTCTAAATAATGCTCAAACCCTTTTATTTGGTCCTCCGTAAAGGTAAGCTCTTGGATTGGTTGTTTAGGAAACCTAAGAAACAAAAATTTAACTATTGGCTTTAACTTGGGCCATATTTTTAAACTAGCTAAGCTATACATCATCGCTTGAATGTTTGCTTCGAGATCATCTCCCCTGAATTTATATTTAGAGCTTTTATAGTCAATTATATGCATTTCTTTCTTCTTTTTAATAGGCTTGTCTATAAAGCCCTTGATATGATATTTTGGGGTTTCATTTTTAATTTCAAATGGATATTCTGGTTTAACAATTTTGCCTCCCTCTCCAAAGAAATCGTGCTTTAGCCCGACCATAATCATTTGGTCTAAAATTTCAAGATTAGAAATATCAAGTCCTGCTTTTATCGTTAGCTTTTTTATTAGCCTTTCTATTGCCTTGCTGCCAGAAACGCTATTTTTTTTAATTATAATTTCGTAATGATATTTATGTTTTGGATTTAAAAGGATTTCGAATACCGTATGGCATATCGTGCCTCGGAGAGCGCCGTCATTCTGACTTTGAGGCGCTTTTATATGATAATTATTCCAATAAACCCAGGAACAAGTTTCTAGGGTTTTTATCCTCGAAGCAGAAAGAATTTTATTACCACCCGTGCTCATAAAATATTTGTTTTTTTTGTTCGAAAAAATTTATATCTTTTTCTAATGCAGATTCTAATTCTTTTCTTTTATAAGAAAAGTTTTCCATAGGACTAAAGTGGGTAAATCCAGGGCTTAGTTCGAAGAAAATCTTATCATTTATATTAGAGGCGATATTCAAAGATTTTAGTAAAGTCTTCCTTGAAGTCATTATGCCATAAAAATCATGTTCTAGGGATAATTCTGAACAGCTTGTGAACATTTTATTGTATGTAAAATCTATGTTTTTATATTTTAATAATCCTTTTAGAGTTGGATTGCTCAAATAATAATCAACCCATTCTTCCATACACGATAGCTTATCAAGAGAAGTGCTACATAAAAGCATATATATGTAATACCTCGCATAATAGTCTTGAAAGATTTCACTTGCTTGTTCTAAGCTAAGACCCTCCCTCTCTTGTTTGTATTTAATAAAAAAATCTTTTGTAACTCTAAAATCTAAAGATTCTTCATATAAATTTGGGATAAAAAAAGTATCAAGGTCTACTTTATAATTTTTTATTTCGTCCTTAAGCTCGTCATCAAAAATTTCTAAAAGGTGTTTTGACGCTTCAATCTCTTCTTTTGAAATAATATTATTTTTGATATAATAATAAATATTTAGGATTTGATTTATCGGATGATCTATAATCGTAAAAGATTTTTCTTCTATTTTTTTCGACATACGACTTGATTCAAACAAGCCGTATGCATAGTCAATCTCATCGTTTTTGTCGATTTCTGGTTGATTATGATAAGATTTAAACCTTATAGAAATGGGATTAAAATATTCGTCATTGATAAATCTAGGAATTATTGATTTTTTATTATAGTGTATAAATCTATTATTTTCCATATACTTTGCGTCTTCGTCGTTTTGAAATTCAAATTGGGTAGAAAATTCATAACAAACTGGATCTTTATCTTTTTTATGAAGACAGAATATATTTGGGAAAGCTCTGTTTGGTTGCCCTTGGTAAATTATCATTTAATACTCCATTCTTTAATCTGTTCTGGCGTCATTTCTCCAAAATCTTTTTGAAATGGTAATTTTATTTGCAATTGTTTTGTATCAAAATATCTTTTAAGTTTAGATAGGGCTTTATCTGCGGCGAGATTCCCAACGTTATTATTTTTTGAATCATCATTTAAACTTATGTATATTTTTTTAGGATCTATTCTTAGGCAGTAATTTAATATAGCTAAACTAATATTAACGCCAAATGTAACAATAACATTTTGTACTCCACTCTGCCATAGGTTTAACATATCTCCGATACTCTCTACCAGAATTACTTCTCTCTTTTCGGTTATGATATTATTATTTAAAAATATTGGATATAAAAATTCATTTTTTTCCCCTAAATGTTTCCATTTAATTGTAGAGTTTTGTCTAGTATCTCTTCCAGAGAATCCGATTATATTTTTATTTATATCAAAAATTGGGAAAACGTATCTATTTTTCATCTTACCAGTATAAGCTAATCCTCCTAGAAAAATATCTAATGTATCTTTTCTAATACCGCGATTTATCCAATATTTATGATCTTTATCTAGTTTAGATAAAAGTTCTATATCAAATTTTTTAGTGCTTCTTAGTAAAGGTTTTTTAGTAAAATTTATTGAATTTGTATTAAAGTTTTTATTTTTTAACCATTCTTTTCCTTTATCTGGACTATCAAGTTTTAATGTTAGGGATACTAAAGAGTTTATATCTCCGCTAATATTTTGACTGAAGTCAAACCATTTTCCTGTATCTTTGTATATTCTTAAGACTGTATCATTATCGCTTTCTCTATACAAAGGCTTCGCCCTAAACTCTTTCCCATAATCTTTGAGTTGATAACCTAAATCAGTTAAAACCTGATAAACATTTAACTCTTCCATTGTAATGCCTCACTTATAGTTGGAAATTCTTTGATAAAAATTTTTTTACATTTTTCCGCAATTAGTCTATGCTCCTTCTGCGTATTTTGTTCTGTTCTAAGCTCTAGATAATGAATCCAACTCCTAAGTGAACCTTTCATATATATTTTAGTTTGAACGGTTAGTGGCAATATCATTCTTGCAACTTCTTTTGCTATTCCATTCTCTATCATTGTTTCGTAACAATGTTGAGAAAGAGCGAGCGCCTCTACCAATAGTTCATTAACCTTATCAAATGCCTGTGTGCCTAATGGCATTAGCTTCTCGCCTACTTGTCTATTTTTATCTCCTTGCATTCTTAGTTCAATATCTTCATGCTCAGTAACTTCGCTGTATCTTTGGCTAAATTCTTGGAAAGAAAAAGATCTATGCCTTAAAATCTGAGCCGCAATAGCTCTGCTGGTTTCTATTTCTAAAGTCATATCTACCATTTCAAACGGTGACCAATGTTTGTGTTGAATTAAAAATCCTAATAATTTTGGAGCCGTTTGTATATTCATTTGATTGGAGGGACTGCTGACTCTGGCGCAATATGCGATTAAGTCTTCGGCTTTTTCTATATTATTAATTTTAGGTTTTGTTACTGAAATTAATTGTACATTCATAAAAGTTCTCCGTCATTTCTATTTGTATCATTTAGTTCATATTGCTCTCTTTGTCTTTCTGCTACGTCTCTTAAGGATCCTCTTTCTTCTATATTAAAATTGCTAACTTGATAATTTAAATAATTTTGCGCCCATACTTCTTTGCCAGTTTGGTCTAGTCTTCTCACCAAATCTTGATGGCCCGCAGCGTCTCTCCCTTGAAATCTGGTTTTTGTTGGTATCAATTTGTGGGTGCCAAAAGCTTCTCCATCTAAAGAAAGCTCGTCTAAAGTTTTTCTCCTAAAAATTGCCACAAATGAAGCAAACCATTGTAACCGATCAGAAAGAGAAATTACCGAGCTATCATCGACTACTTCATTCGCCCTTCGATTAAAACTTTCTCCTGTCCTATTTAATTGCATTGCCGTAACTATTGGGCAGTTTACTTCTTCCGAAATTCTTTTTAGTTTATCGATTTTATCCCCGATGGCTTGATGCTCTGCCCAATTTTGCCCTACTTTTTCTCCAGTTAATTTAATATAATCATAAGCAATCATTGCCTGGTTACCTCTTCCAACTTTTGAAAGATACCATCTACGAATTATAGAACATATTTGGTCGATATTTTTATTCCCTACGTGGTAGTGAAAATATTCATAATTTTTTACTTTTCCCCAGGCTTCACGAACTTTCTTAGTCATCTCTTCGTTTTTTCTCCAATTTCCTGTTTCTAAATACCATACTGGCACGCCACTTAAAGACGCCACCATTCTAAGCTGAATATCTATTGTTTGCATTTCAGTATCAAGAATTAGAGTTTTGGTTTTATTTTTAAGATTTATTGAGGTCTTAAAACAAATATCATTTAACCATGTAGATTTGCCTTGACCAGGCCTGCTCGCTATTGCATAAATATTCCCATTTTTTAATCCGCCATACATTCTATTAAATTCAGAATAAGGCGTTATAAGTCCCGCGTCTTCTTTCGGCTGGTTACCAATTTCTTCGATTAAATCCTCAACTCCATCGAATATGTTTGTTGGAATATCGTTTTCTGAATAACTGCATATTTTTTTGTTATAAATCTGATCAATTTTCCCTATAATTTGATCTAAAGAATCTTCTGAATTTTTAGTAACGTACTCTTTTAATTTGTCCGCTGTTTGAGATATTTCTCTTCTTACCCTTAGCTTTATTAATTCTTTGCAAGCCTCCATCGTAGCCTGTTCTGTTATTTGAGAAAAACTTAAATTATCAATATAATCAAAAATATTAATTTCGTCTTTAAATGATATTCCTAAATTTTTAATCTTTTCTGCTAACAATATTTTATCTAAGGCCTCCCCCTTGTGGTTTATATTTTTAATAACTGCATATATTGTAGAATGTACATCGTTATAGAAGTCTTTTTCCGTTAAGAAAATGTCTACATCCGCGAATAAATCTTTATGCTTTATCAAGCCGCTTAGGACATGTCTTTCTACTTGAAGAGAATATATCATTCAATATATATGATACCAAGAAAAAAAGTAAAAGTCAAGTTTTATAAGAACTAGTCTTTATCGTCAAAATCGTCTTCTTTATTTTTTCTTATTATCAAGTCTGTTGTGGCTTCTAAATTCAATTGGTCTACGCTTTGGCTCCACGTATTAACGTAATATAAAAGCGCCATAGCATTTATTTGATTATCAAATTTTGTAAAAACTTGTGGATCACCTTTATTGGAGAAATTAAATAATATATATCCTCCGAAGCTACATTCATCAATTTGTTTAAGTAGAGACTCTGGTAATTTAAAACTTTTTTTATTTGTCACCAAAATATTTTACACTTAAATAATTAAAATTCCAGTTTTTTCTTCTATATATTGTGGTGATAAATTTTTCAAATCATTCTCGTATAATTCAAGAAATTTAAATCCATTCATGTCTAACCATTTTTCTTTTTTGACATCTCTTTTTATGCTTTGAAGATATTTCAGTCTAGAATGATCATGAAAAAATTCATTAAAGGATTCATGTTGATTGCCCTGTACCTCAATTGCTATCTTT